ATAGATTCGGCAGGCATCAGGCGGAACTGGCAGGCAATGAAATTGACTGTCTGGGCGTCTACGGTAACGGAGCTTACAACCACCGTGAACCACGATCCTACCGTGTAAAACCCGGCGTCCGTGTTGTCGCCGGTGTCGATACTGAATCCGTGTATGCCGGTGATACCGTCGAAATCAATACCGTCTGTATCGAGAAGCGTGTATCCGGCGTCGGAGGCACGCTGGGTAACGCCACCGTCTTTGTATACCTCAATATCTGTGACGGCAAGACCGGTGATCGTTATGGATGCGCCGGTGCCACCGGCATAGCTCGTAAACGGTACCGGCAATACATCTCCGGAGGGAACGTAAAAAACGGGATAGCTCAATTGATTAGCCCTCCGTTGATGAGGCTCATGCTTGCCCCACCGGCACCGTCATCGATTTGCGAGGCAAGAAGCGCAACCTGATACCTCTGCGTGGTGGCATCGGTGAACGATCCAGCATCGACCCTCGTTGTCGCGTAACAGTCTGTGCCAAGGTCGAAGTGCCCCATCGCGGCGGCCGTGAACACAGTGACTCGGTACGCCGTGATCGCCGTGGTGGTCGTTGGCTTGAGGACCACACGATAAGTCCCTGTAGTAAGATCAACGGGCGTGGCGAATACCCAGTCAGCAATGTCGTTTCCGGCCTTGAATCGCTGGGCCGAGGCCAGTGAGGCACTGGCCAAAGACGTGCCCGATGAGTCGTAGAGCACGGCATCGCAGTCGCCGTCCAAGTCGATGCGGGCGCGAATACCAAATGCCGTGACAGGTACATTCAGCACAATGACGTTCCCGACTTCATCGGGCGTGGTTGTCGTGCTGACGGCAACGCCATCATTCGCATTGCAGGGAAAGATCGTGATCCTCGGGTAGCTGGCGTCGTTGAAGCGCAGCGATGCGAACAAAAACTGTCCGCTGGTGTCTTTGGTCCAAGCCGTCGTATACAGATCGGCGTATGTTGGCAGTTTCGGCTGTCCAGGTGACCGCACGCCGATATTCAAGTTACCGGCGGTCGAATCGAATTCGACGACTATGGCGAGCTTGTCGCCGGCTGAAATGGTTGCTGTCTCGGTCAGCGTGACCTCGTAGAAGGTATTCGAGGCCGGCGAGGCTTGTGTCCCGGAGGCGCTGTTGGTGGCGCCTTTGATGGTCCCGTCCGGGTCGCCTGAGGCGTTGACTCCTTGTAGAGAGATTTTCAGAGTCTGTGCCGTGGTAACCGTTCGTGTGAGGAATCCCAGCCGGTCAACGGTTCCGGACTCCTCGGCAACGAACACCATCGCTGCCTTCTCTCCGGCCGCGTCCAACAAATAGGAGCCGAACGAGGTTGACAGCGGCATTCTGCCCAGCTGCGGGAGTTCAATCGTGCCGTCCAGCGCAGCAAGGGTCATACGTAAAACGGCGCGCTTTCAATCGCCGTCCTCATTTGTGCCGGGGTCGTCGCGCCGGCCTCTTTGATGCGCTGGCGCAATAGTGGAATAACGTAGTCGCGCACGGCCTCTATGTCAGAAAAATCAATCTGCAAGTCGCTGCGATGAATCATAATCTGACGAGTTTGCGCACCGGCCGACAACGTCAAGTCGACGTGGTTTCCGCCGGCACACTGCCCGCTCACAGTCACGGTAAATTGCATTGATGTTCACTCGTCACGGATGACAGGTCGGGCCGGAGTACTTCGTCGGTGTCGTCACGTTGGTGAACGTGTTCCCTGTCACCGTTGTTCCTTCCGGACAGTTGGTCAGATTAATTCCCACGGCGGCATTGCTGATGCTGTTGTCCTCGACGTGGATCAGGTTGTTGCCGTCCCACATCTGGATCGCGCTGCCGACGATTGTATCGAACGTGTTGCCAATGACGAATGACTCGACGGGGCGCGGTGTACAGGTGGATGAGATACTCGCGATGCTCACGCCCACCTGCGAATTGCTGATCTTGTTGTTCAAGATTCTGGTCTGATGGTGGCAGTGGTGCAGCACAATCGCTGCACCCTCGGACGATCCGGATGGTTTGTAGTCGCTCATCACGTTCTCGCTGACCACGACGTTGCTCACAACCTTGAGGTCGATCGCATTTTCCTTGTCGGCGTACATCGTATTCCTGCCGATGTAGATGGCGTCCGTCGCCCCCGGAGTGTGGTTATGTCCAATAATGACCGAATCCCCGGAGTTGTGGTGCATCGTATTCTCAAGAATCCACACATTTTTCGTACCGTTTGAGAGGCCGATGGCGCCGACATCATTCTCAAAGGCGGTCATGTCGCCGTTATTGTGTATATGGTTCTTGTATATAACGATGTTGTTGCCGTTCGCAAAGACCACCACGTCGTTGCGGCCCGGCATATAGCCATAGATTTCGGAGTTGCGGAGCACGATATGATCGCCGTTCAGGCGCACTGTACCGCGCACCTTCACGGAGTCGACAATGCAATAAGAGCACGTCACGTTAAGCGTGCCGACGATCTCCGGCATGCCTGCGCGACTATACAGCGTCGGTGCGGTCGCGGTGCCGCTGGTGATCGCGGTGACCGTTGTGGGTGTCGCGTCATACCAAGCGCCGATGGAAGGAATCCCGGCGGGCATTCCTGTTGGGGGCGGTGGTTCGGCAACCGTCACGGCGACACACGGGGCCAGCACCCCGGTCGGCGACGACTGGCCTTTCAAAAAATGATGCTTCACTGATCCCGTCGCGCTTTGCGTGATGGTTACAGGTTCGCACTCAGCGCCGACAGCGGCCGTTCCGTAGGGGAATGTATTGCGCGTTGTGTTCGTGCTGTAGGGCGCGACCCGGTAGGTCGTGGCGGCGTTAGCTACTGATATTGATATTGATGTCAAAACAAGAAGAAACAGTGGCGCGATCTTCATAAGGTCTCCTTCTGCTAGGCGTTGCCGGCGGTGATCGTCATCGACGTGATCGACACCTGCTGGCCGGTGCTGATGGCCGTCGAGTTGAAGTTGAGGTCCGAACCACTGGTGCCGCAGTTGCCGTCGTACACGCAGGTGCCGGTGGAATCCACGACGCGGAACCATGTTGCCGTGCCGGTGGCGTTGGCGCTGGAATCCGCGGTGATCGCCGAGAACGTCAGCACGCCGCCCGAGGCGGCCGCGCAGGCTGGATCCGAGCAGGTGAGCTCGGCCAGCAGCGTCGTGGCCGTGCCGCAGGTCGCCGGCCGCGTGCCGTCGTAGATGCGCACCAGGCCGGCGCCGGCGCCGGCGTTGATCGCCGTGTTGATGGCGTCGAGCATCGAATTCCGGACGCCCGTGGCGTAGCCGAGCGCCAGCAGCGGCGCCCACAGCAGGCGACGCCAGGCCTCGGCGACCAGTTCCCAAAGCATGCCGGCCGGGCCGATGAGGAGACCCAGTGGGCCGAGCGCCAGGGCGTGACCCGCTTGGCTGCTCGGTGGCTGCGGACGCCGGTATTTCTCGATCCGCTCGAGCACCCAGGTCTGCGCGGCGGTGTCTGCGGCGTCGCGGGTGTCGGCAGCACCTTCGGTTTCTTCAACGACACTGTTCGTTTGCCGGTCGTACAGCCGCACGCCGTAGCCGTAACCGTCGCTGTCGTTGCCGTCGACGCGGATCTCCCAGTACGCGGCATACAGGTCACGGGGATAGTCACGGACATTGATGAGCGCTACCTTTCTCGGCTGTTTCATCGGGGGGTTCCTCAAAATAAAAGGGAATTACATACATGACTTGCATGCTGATTTTTAAGCCTTTTTGCCGTTTGTCGGCTGGTAACTCCTATATACTTTACTTGCACGCACAAGCACCGTATATTGGGTGCGTAGCTCATCGCTACGACCGACCCGGCGGAACCGGGCCATCAAATGCCGGTAGGCAGGAGAGAAAAAATGAACAAGCTCAGCACAATCCTCGCAGTACACGCCGAGATGCCTAGCCGGCACTCCGTAGCGATTCTGGAATCTCCGGTCACAGCGACCAGACTCAGCCGGGGGCGTAGCGATAAGGTCGTCATCGGCGCAATTGCTCAGCACCCCAAGGGGTACGGCATCGTCCGTTCCGGCCGCAAGGATTGCTATGACGGCGACTGGATAATCGTCGCCGAGATAGCACCGCCCGCTACTGACAGCGAGCGCGACGCTATCGCTGCCTCTATGGCGCGCAAATGGGATGAGGTTATGAGTGCCGTCATGATGGGCGCGCCAGACGATGAGCGAAATCGCGAACAGCACGAGAGCGCGCGCGCGGCATATGTCCGCTTGCGCAACACGCTGCGCGCCGCTGCATTGCTGAGCTGAGTCGTCAGCCGGTCGGGCTCTCTCTGAGAGTCCCTCCGAGTGGCGACTCGCTACTCCGCGCCGGGCGGCCCCCGGCCCATCAACGCCGCAACTGGCGGCAGAGAGGACAACATGAGCAGATACCGTATGGATGACGGCACCGTGGTAGACACGGCCAACGCGAAGCAATCGTGGGACGAGGCCGAGCGATTTGACGGCTCGAATCACATCAGCGTCGCAACGGGGTCGCAATGGGAGCACCAGCGACTGCATAAGTCGCGCAAGGGTCGGTACTACCTGGAGCGCTGGTCTCAGTGGCAGGGTGCGACCGCGAGTGCCGAGTGGATCAGCAAGCGTGCGGCGGCTGCGTGGCTGGCAGCCAACGAACACACGATACCGGATGATCTCGCTGCCGAGGCCGAGGAAGTCACCGAGTAGCCAGCCGGTCGGAGCCTCGCAAGAGGCTCCCTCCGAGTGACTATTATTCAGGGGGTCGAAAAAATGAACGACAACGTAACCATCAGCACCTTCCAGCTTTTCAAGATGTTTCCAGACGCGGAATCGACGCGCCTCTATCTGGAGGCGCGCCGCTGGAAAAACGGTGTCCGTTGCGCCGCCTGTAACAGCGAGCGCGTTGGTCAGCACTCGCCCGGCTATTACCGCTGCAACGCCTGCAAGGAAGCATTCACCGTCCGCACTGGTACGATTTTCGAGCGGTCGCACGTCCCGCTGCATAAGTGGCTGTATGCGATGTATCTGCTCGTCACCGCGCGCAAAGGCATCAGCTCGATCCAGCTCAGCAAAGAAATCGGCATCACGCAAAAGTCGGCTTGGTTCGTCCTGCATCGCCTGCGCGAAGCGTGCGGCGATGACCTCGCGCAACTGCAAGGCATCGTCGAAATCGACGAGACCTATTTCGGCGGCAAGGAGGCGAACAAGCACGACCGAAAAAAACTCAAAGCCGGGCGCGGCGCGGTAGGTAAGGCCGCCGTGCTCGGCATGCGTGAACGAGGCGGCAAGACGATTGCCAAGCCGATTGCCGATGTCGATATGGATACGGTACACCGCGCGATCCATGCGCGTGTTGCTGTCGGCTCGACGCTGCACACCGACGAGGCGTCGGCGTACAACAATATCGGCGGCCTGTTCTTCCGTCACGAGGCGATCAACCACAGCGGCGGCGAATACGTGCGCGGTAACGTCACGACCAACAGCATTGAGAGCGTGTTCGCGGTTATGAAGCGCGGAATGCTCGGCGTCTATCACCACGCCAGCCGCAAGCACCTTGGCCGCTACGTCAACGAGTTTGCGTTCCGCCTCAACGACGGGAACTGCAAGCGACATACGCTGGATCGGCTCGACAGTTTTGTCAGCGCTACCGTTGGCAAGCGCCTCACGTACAAGGCGCTGATCCAATGAAAAAGCCGCCAAAGGAACTGGACGCGATTGTTGACCGCGTGCTTGCGCATCGCCCGAAGCCGAAATCCAAGCCGGCGAAAAAGCGGGCGCGGAAGGCGAAAGCTCAGGCGCGCAAGTCATCTATATAATTCCCAAATAAAAAACCCGCCGGCGGCGGGTGGGGTGGTTTCCGGGGAAACGGAACGTCAGCTCAAAATCTGCGCCGCGCGGCCGGCGGCCAGGACGGCGACGGTCTCGAGGTACTGCATGCCGGCCACCAGGCTGGCGTCGTCGAG